CACGACCAACAACAATCTTGTCTTTCTTTAATGTATTAATGATGTCATGTGTGCTTTCTTTAATGTCACACCATAATATGTGTTCATTCACATTGGATTCAAATCCAGCTTCTGATTGTGTGTATGTTATAATATGTTTATCAATATATGGTTTAATCTTATTATAGTCAGCACTTGAATAGTCTTTTACATTAGCATAACCGAAATTGCGTTCGGTAACATTAACAAACTCCTTTGCCCATTTGTAAAAATTGGTCCATTGTTTAAATGGTGAATGTATGCTAACCCAATATTGATGATACACTTGGGAATAACTTTCCGCGTTTGGTGTACCTGATAAGAATATCATTGGCAATGTGGACCAACGTTGTTTAATTAGTTTGGTTGATTTGTTTGGCTTTGGAAACGAACCATTTCGATGATGTTCATCAGATACCAATATATCAAAGTCACCATCTACTTTGTGCAATGATTCATTGTTTATTATTGTTATATCAAAGCTAAAACCAAACTTATCATAATCATCTTGAATGCTGGTGATGGCTTTCTTCTTTGTTATAAATAAAACATTTGATGCACCAAGTTCTTCGCATATTGATAATGATGTTAGTGTTTTGCCAGTCCTGACTTCCATTTGCAAATAAAGCAAACGATGGTCTGCAATGATGTCAACACCACGCCTTACAATATCCTTTTGATAATCTCTTAACTCCATTAAAACAACTTTTGTTGCAGTTTATGATTATTCAACCTTTTCATTGCACTATCGTAATATTCTTTGTCCAGTTCACACGCAGTCAAATCAAATCCAAGATTATGACAAGCTATTGCAATACTTCCTGAACCAAGATGTGTGTCAAGTATTTTGTCACCTTCCTTTGCGTAGTTCATCAAAAGCCATTCGTATAAGGCTATTGGTTTTTGTGTTGGATGTATTTTATTACTTGCTGAAGTATTGCCCTCTAAACCTCCATAATATCTAAAATCAAATTGTTTTGCTACTTTATTAAAACTTGTGTATGCTAATTCGCCATCAGAAAAGTTTGGAACGGGATTGCCTTTATACCAAAAAATAAAACCCTTACAACCATTAATCCATAATGAAGGGAAATAATTAGCACCCCAAATAATTTGATTTTTACTTATTCTTTTTAATTCTATAAAATAGTTATTAGTTGGAATTGAATCATCCCATTTACTATGTTTATACTTATTTGCTTTAACTCTTGTTCCATCGCTTGTTTTATTAGTTCTATTAAATTCTCCAAAACCAATTCCGTATGGAGGATCAACAATTGCAAGGTCAAAGTGATTATCATCATACCTTGCCATAAGGTCCATATTATCTTCGTTTGTTATATTCATAATTTAAAAAGGTAAATCATATTCAACCATAAACCATCTGTCGCCATTCGTATGTCCTTCGGTATATTCGCCACCGATATAGTTTGCGTACTTCTTGACCCAAATGTTAAATTTCTTTTGTGTTAGCCATTTCTTATAATCTTGGTAATCATTCACAAACTGATCATACATATTGCGTTTATTCAATCTAATATTAAACAATTCAGTACCATCATAATTGCACCACTCATAAAATTCTTGTGATGTTTCAGATATGAATTTACGCAATTTGATATTCTTTGCATTGGTTTGTTTGATTAGTTTATGTTTAAAATATAATTGAATGCATCCAACCATGTAATTGTCAAATCTTGCATATTCATCCTCATCCCAGTCATCAAATAATGTCCGACCAAAATCATCATATGGTGTTAAATCTGAATTATAATATTGTGCCACCTCAACTTCATGCCTTCGCCTATCATGACTATTCCCTTCACCTTTGATTGCATAGTTGGTTGAAATCAACATCTTTGGTGATTCTTCAACACCCAGCTTGATTGCATCCTTTCCTTTGCGTTCCAGTGTTATTCCTTCAGTAACTAAACTAAACTTTGATTCAAAATCAAAATTCTTTTTAACATCATCAAACACTAATATTTGTGTATCTTGACTTATAGTCTGATAAGGAAACGATTTCTTATCGTCAAATGACTTTCCATCCAATATGCCAACACGCCTGATTTCTTTTAATCCTTGAACAAATAAACCTTTTCCGGTTCCACCTTCAGGATTGTCACTAATCACCTCATCATTTAGTATGATAGCTTTGTTATCTATCTTATTCTTATAAGTGTGTAATAAATAACCAATAGTGCATTCAATAGATAATGGTTCATCACTTGATATGTTATTTATGAATTTTTGATAATCATTGTCTATATTATCATTTTGATTAAAATCCCTATCAATTATTTGGTTCTTCCATATATACCCATTTACATTGACATACTCATTTAAAAACACTTTGTCTTTTGTAACTTCCAAAATACCATTCCTAAATGCAATGAATGATTTGTGTTGTGTATCATTTAACATCATTAGGTCAATTGTTTCAAGTATGGTAAGGAATGAATCAGTAAATAAGTTTTGATAAGTAGCAACATATGAATAAACATCTATTTCATTATTGTCAAGTAAGTATTGCAGAACAAAATCCTTTATTATTTCAGTTGATGTTTCACTAACAATGTTTGATTGTATTTTTACAAAGGATGGTTTAAGACTATCAGCAAAGAAGAACTTTTTAAATCCATTCCTTTCAAGAAACAATTTATATTTTAAAGGATCTATTTTTATGTTCTGCTTTTTATCATAATACCAAAAGTCATCATGTTCTGATTCTTCACTTACTTGGTCATAAACATCATCATTAATGTTGTGCAGTTCTTTGACTTTTTCTTTGCCATATTTAAGGTCCTTTTTTATTGCATCAGTTTTGGACCAATCTTCAAAGTATTTTATTGCAAATGGTCTAATCCGATATGCACTTTTAATTGTATTCTTTGTTTCATCTTCACTAAACTGACCATGAACCACATTATTAATAATGTAATTAACTGCATTTATTTCCTGAACACCATACTCACAAAACGCACTGGCAATGTCCAAGATAAAATTGTTTCGTTCACCCTCAATAAAATCCTTTTGCCAGTTAAACTTCATAATAAGTTCAATCTTTTTAAAATCATCATTGATTGGTATGGTTGGAATCTTTTCAGCTATTAGAAAACCATCATCAACCAGCTTTGGATTGTATTGTATAGCTTCATAATTAATGTAAATATTTGGGTCATATGATTCAAAACAAACTCTATCAACGTTGCAAGTAGCAGCATCAAAATAGTCATAAAGGTGATCCTTATTAAACTGTTTAAAATATTGTTCATGTTCTTTAGCTGTGCATTTTGGTATTGAAACAATGGCTTTGTATCCGTTTCGTGATGGTGACATAAAAACCGAAACAATATGTTTGTTTTGTTTCAGTTGGTCAAACATCATATCCATCTTATCATTTGGTATCTTATCAAAGTCCAATACCATAAGGCCACTATGTTCTTTTAGTCCTGACTTTTTACGTTGTGTAAATACACCACCAAAGATGATACAAGGCAATTGATTTTTTAGTTTGGAACGTGCATCACCTTCCAATGTCATCATCTTATCAATGATGTGTTTTGACTTTCCTTCCTTTATTCTTTTAAGTGATTGTTCAAGTTGGACATCATAGGGGACATCCGATGATTTAAAAAGTGATTTAAAGATTGAAATCTTTGTGTTTTTTATCATATTGTGGTTACAAATTTATAATTTTTATTTTTAGACTAACAAAACAAATCCTATGTGTCCGCGTAAAACGCTGATAATCATATAGTTTAACAATTTAGGATACATTTATTTCCCAAGTGACCCCCCCCCCTTAAAATGAAAATGATTTTTGTGGGGGAGCAATAAGGGAAAAAATCTCAAAACGTGTCCTAATTAATAAAATGGTTAATTGCTTTGTCCATTGAACCATAAGATTCCAAAACTTGCCATCCTAAATTTTCAATATGTTTCTTTGAATAATGGTCGTACGTTTCCAATCCTATTGATTGCAAATAAAAATGTCCTAAATCTTCGATTGTGTATTGCATAATGTATGTATATTAAAAAACCCCTCACCATATGATGAAGGGTATGTTGTTAGTTAATCAAGTATATAATCTTCTTTGTATATTGCTTTTGTATCTTCCCATAAAGACATTTCAAGAAAATCATTTCTTTTAACTCTCATTGTACCACCTTCACCACTTATGTCAACCGCAAAATAGTGTGCATTTATTCTACGACCACATTTAGTTCTATATTGTTTGTCATAAATATAGCAACCATTTGCAGTTTCAAATATTTCTTCATAAATATTGTTGTTGTTTTTCAGTAACCTTTTTAATGTTTTGTTTGGTGTTAATTTTTTCATTTTGTTATTGTTTTTTTTATTATACTTCAAATATAGTATAAAAAATTAATACAATGCAAGTTTTATTTAATTTTTTTTTATTGTAATATTTTTATATACATTTGCAGTTCAATATAACACAATGAAAAAAAATATTATTATCTACTTTGCAACATACCTTCCATTCAGCTTGGTATTGTTTGCCCTTAATTATTCAGTCATTGCAACAATTATGTTTGTCATTGGCATTGTTTCACTTTTAGAATATTACTATGACAGAATATGAAAAGTCACAACTCCGAAAGTTGGTCAGAGATAAACTTGATGAACTGGAGCAAATGTATAATGACTATTACAATGATGATGAAGAACATTATTCACCATCTATTAGAATAAAATCAATTATTAGAGAATACGAAACCATATTACAAAAGTTAAAATGACCTTTAAAAACACAATATCTGAAGAATTGCGAGATATATTGAAATCTTGCACATCAGTCAAAGAACGAAGAAAGATTGCAGTGAAGCATAACATATCAATCCACACACTTAATAGTGTGCTGGAAGGTAAACGAAACATCACTTTAAACAATCACGATGCAATACTTGAGTTAATTGCACAATCAATTTCAAACGCAAAGTCACATCATATGTCTTTGCTGGATTATTTTCACGAAACAAAATACATTAAATTTATATAAACATGGCAATTTTAGCAACAACAAACCAAACAAAGAAAAGCATTGAAATCATTCCAGCTGGTTCATACCCAGCAAGATGTTATTCAATGATTCACATTGGAACGATTGAAGAAACATTCAATGGTGAAACCAAAGAACGAAACAAAGTAAGAATCACTTGGGAACTACCAACTGAAACAATGACATTCAATGAAGAACGTGGTGAACAACCTCGTGTCATTGCAAAGGAGTTTACACTTTCATTGCATGAGAAGTCAACCCTTCGTGCATTCTTGGAATCATGGCGAGGTAAATCATTCACTGACAAAGAAGCAAGTTCATTTGATGTGACCAATTTACTTGGTGTGCCTTGTCTTTTGTCAATCACACACAAAACATCAGGCAATGGCAAAACATATGCAAACATTGCCAGTGTGTCAATGCTTCCAAAAGGAATGGATTGTCCTGACCAAATCAATGAACGGCAAGAATTTACATATTCAGATTTTAAGCAAGAATTATTTGATTCCTTTCCTGACTTTATAAAGGAAAAAATAATGATGTCAAAAGAATACCAATCATTAAATAAAGATAGCAATGAAAATCTCCCATTTTAATGATATAGCAAACAATGTAATTCAGGGGATGACCGATCCCCTGATTGCATATGCAGAACTTAAAGAATTGAAACGTGAGATTGACCAAGCAATTAATGATGTTGAACCCATTGCATTGGAAGAATCAGAGAAATACGGCAAATCATTTGAACTGCATGGAATTAAATTTGAACGAAGGAATGGTGCAGTCCGTTATGATTTTAAACATATTGAACAATGGCAAATGCTACACCAAGAACTGAAGAACTTTGAAACCGCATCAAAACAAGCACTTGCAGCAATGAAATACAACGCAAATTATGTTGATGAAAATGGTGAGCAGATTCCAGTTCCAAGATTAACCTATACAAAAGATTCACTTATAACAAAATGAAAAACGTACATCCATATTTAATCCCAGCATTTGATGTTTATGAGATTAACAAACAATTGTCTGAATACACCACACCTGATGCAATCAAATATCAGGTTGCAAAATATTACTCAAAGAAACCAATCATCAAAGTTTTATATGGCAACTTAACCGCCAACGACATGAAGGATTTGATTTGCAGTAAAACACGCAAACAAGAAATCATTCGTGGAAGGTATGCAACCATTTATTTTTTGCGTAATATATTAAATCTTAAACTTGCATCAATTGGAAAGTTGATGGGCTTTCGTGACCACTCCACAATCATCAATGCACTAAAAACATATGAAGCATTATGTGAATACGAAAAACCATCGTTTGAAGATCATGTCAATTTGTGTTCAGTTTTTAAAGTACCAAACCGCATCCAGTTTTTAAGATGAACCCATTAATTAAACTATATTTATTATCACTTGAAATGATTCCTTTGTTGGATGATGTCGAAATAAATGGTGTAAAAGTGCAACGTGATATCAAACGTGTGTCACGTACCCTTGAAACATTTGTTGTGGATGCTTGTGACTTGCTTGAAAAACAAGATAATAAGAATGAAATCCATGATAAGCTGGTGACAAACTTCAGTAAGTTGATGGATAGTTTAACCGAAGAAAATATTGTGAATCTGTGATTTTTCATTTATTGTTTATTTATTTGATACCTCAACCCACATCATCACCTGATGGTGTGGAAAGGGGTAATTCATTGGTTGATGCAATCATTCATGTTGAATCACGCAACAATCCAAACGCTTGGAACAAACGTGAAGATGCTTGTGGTGTTTTGCAGATTAGACCAATAATGATAAAAGATGTTAACCGCATTTTAAAACGCAATCAATACACATTAAATGATCGATGGAACAAAACAAAATCAATTCAAATATTTTATATTATACAAGAATACTATTCACCCAACGGAACACCTGAACGCATTGCACGTGTTTGGAATGGTGGACCAAATGGATACAAGAAACCACAAACACTTGCCTATTGGCATAAAGTCAAACAACAATTATGAAATACTATATTCTCACACTTGGATTTGCATTGATCGTTGCGTTGTTAATCATTAATGATTTAACACGCAATAAACAAGAAATTATTGAACCACCTATTCTAACCAATACCGATACTATTTATCTACAATTGGATAGTTTAGAAAAACAACAAGATACAATCAAAATATATTATGAACGCAAAACTGCCAACTATCATATCCTTCCTTCTTCTGAACGTATTAAGCTATTCGCAAAACGCATTAATCGATGAAACGACTGGTGATACTTTGGTTGTTATTACCTTGCATCAAATGGATGATATTTATGTTGAACTTATTCAAAAAGATTCTCTCGTTGCTCAAGCTAAAATAAACGCGTTTAAGGAACTTAAATACATTGAGTTGATAGATAGTACACAAACAAACCTTAAACGCACTCAACACGCTTTAAATGACCTCAAACAACGTTATGATGTTGTATTGACCAGCAACCAAAGACAACAACACAAATTAAAACGTTCACGCCAATCACTATTGATTGCACTTGGTGTAATTGCTTTGCAGATTGTTTTAAAATAAATGCGTAAACCTTGCAACCTGACCATGCTCTTTGTGGTGCAAAAATCCTTCGATCGCTTTTGGTGAATGCTGGTATCCATTTCGATGATGCCATGAATCCGTTCCACTTGGTGAACGCAATGATTCAATTGTGATACCCTGATAATCTTTTGATGTTTTATGATGCACATGATGCGTATAAATGTACCGATGCTTTGTGTTTGCCCAATATTCTTTTGCTTCGACTGCCATCAGCAATGGAAGGTCATTCATCTTTGCACCATCCCCATGTGTTGTGCCAATAACGTTTTGACCATACTTGAAATATTTACGATGTGCAATTGAGCAATCAAAGGTCATATTCTTATTGTTCCTGAACCAGCTTTGAATCACATCCGCTAAAAAGAACCCACTTTGATAGTCATGGTTTGATGGATTAAATGTGAAGTGTACATCAGCTAATGGAAGCAACATCTCAAGAACATCAACATAAACTTGTTTTGCTTTTAAAAAGTTTGAGTAAAACATTCCATCTGTATCTTGATTTGTCCCTGATGTCGTTTGTCTTTTTGGCGAATCGATATGAAGTATATCATTGCCACCAATAAAAAGGATTTGGTCTATATTATAACCACGTGATTTGTCAATGATACCTTGCACACCTTCCTTCACACGTTGCACTGCAATGTTTGTGTTGTAGTCCTCACCAGTTTCAAATGCTTCACAAAGTTTTCCGATGTGAACATCAGCTGGATCAACAACCAATAAATGGCCATCTTGAATTTTGGTTCGTGTTAGTGGTGGATATGTTGGTGCATAATCTTTTAAATCATTGATTAGTTGTTCACGAATTTTATCATAATCAACTGCACCTTCAAAGTCAGGGTTCTTAAAAAATAAACTTGTGTCTTTGGTTTTTACCCAACCATGTTTCACATTGTGAGTAGGCAAACCAGCCGTTTCACAATATGTGTCAATCTTGGATTTTAATTTTAAGAAGTATTTTTTTGCACTGGCTGGTGATTTACCAGTCAAGTCAGCTATCCGTTTGTAATATTGAACACGTTGTTCATTTTCAAATTGTGGATACTTATTAAAAATTTCAACCCATTCATCCGAATAAATTAATTTCATCTTGTACATTATATGATGGACATGCCTTTGAACTAAAGGAATTATGTCCATGTATTGTCACATCCGGATAGCAACCTTTCAACTTTTTTACAAGTCTAATAATTGCATCCTTTTGTGCTTTTGTTCTTGTGTCTTTTGGTGTTTTTCCATCTGCTTCCACACCCCCAACATATGCAATCCCAATTGAATATTTATTTTCACCCCTTGTGTGACTTCCCATCAATTCAATTGGTCGACCAGCATTTATGTTGCCTTTTATATCAATCACATAATGATAACCAATATCAGACCACCCACGATTCAAGTGCCATTTGCGTATTGTATCAACGCTAATGTCATCACCTTCACGTGTTGCAGTGCAATGAATGATTATCTTATGGATTGCCCTCATAGTTGTTTCTTTACATCTTTGATCTTGGAAATCATTTTTTTAAATTTATCAATAAACGAATATCCTTTGACTGCAATGAATGATTCATCCATTGACTTAACTTCAATACTTATCAAAGTTAGTGCAGTTATTTTAGTTGCAAGAAACTCAACATCAACAACACTCATTGTTAATTCATTTATAATAAACACATCCGAACCATACACCATCATAATAGTTGTTATGTATGAAATTAGTTTTGGAACAAGTCCATTCCTAAATATTTTGGATGTGATTTTTTCGTTTAATTGTTTGGCTTTCCAAATGCCAAATGCAGTATCAATAATGGTGCTTAAACTTATTAAAATTATAAGCGGTTTGATTGGTGCAAAAAATAATATGATAACTTTCAATATGGATGTTAAATAAACTTTCATTCTTCCTCATCCGTTTCAGGAACCACACAGAATGTTGATTCAGGATATTTTTCACAATATGCTTTTAAATATAAACCACTATCTCCAGCAAATGTGTGAACGCCTACTGGGTCTGGATACACCTCATAATCCTCTAAACTTTCCACCTCTTCGTTTAATAACATATCAACGCTATATTTAGGCGATAGGTCAGTACATTCTGGCTCTTCACCCTCCGACCACGCTCTGCAGATGTGTCCAATCTCAACGATGGAATTCAGTTCTGGTATTAATGTTTCATTCCCCTCCTCATTTTCTTTGTAAAGAGTTGGTCTTATTTCTGCCCATTGGCTATCTGTAAATTCGTATTTCTTAAAAATCATTATGTTGTTAATGTTGTTAATTCGCTATCACTTAACGCCTCATCAAAGACTATTAGTTGTTTGCATTTGCCGTAGAAATTTTCCCCACCATAACCCCTATCAAAAGATAATTTACTAAAAGTATTTGCACTTGGTACACTTCCACTTGTATCTTCCTCAACCTTAACTCCGTTTATGTATATTTTAAAGTCATCTTGTTTGTATGAGAAAGCTATTTTGTTATAATCTGTTATATCAGTTAAGTTGATACTTTTAATAACTTGTGCAGCACCGCCAACATTGAATAAAAATCTAATATTGTTACTTGAATTTGCATAATAAATTCTACAAGCATTGTTTGAAGTACCATCACTTAAAGCAAATCCTCTATTCGTTAAATCATCAGCCAACGCTGCTGCTTCAAAAAACAACACACCCTCTGTACTATTAAACGTAGCAGAAGTCCCAGCATTGTTACATACATCGGCGGTACGAGTTACGGTTGCTGACGTCGTTTTTATGATGGATGTGGAATAGCTGCCAACCTCTGCTTGTGCGTGTTGTAAATATACAAAATCCCCATTGCTTGTATTAACGCTTCCAACTGCATTTGCAATATAAACTTGAACAGACCCAGAGCCACTTGCAACAGACATATTTAATCTATACCATTCGTTACCCACACTTTCAATACTTGCACTTGTAACACTTGCTTGACTTCCAATAGAGCCTGATTCAAGATTATAATATACAACTCCGCTTCCTAATACAACTGCAACAAATTTTGAATTTCCAGCTTTAGCATAAATTGAAAAAGTATATGCACCACTTGATAGAGAATTTGAATCTATTCTATCATTATTGCTTCCGTTACCCACTAATTTCCAAGCATCTGTTGAGTTATAAATTCCGCTTTGATTTCCAGTAATTGTCGCATTCGTTAGCACCCAAGTAGTGTCTAACTGATTAGATTGAAGTATATTATTCGTTCTCTGTGGCTCTAACAATAAACTCGCACAAGTTGCACCTCCGCTATAATCCAAGCGGGGTACATCGTTTTCAAATACTTCTTTTACTGATAGGTTGTCGATTGATAAAGTTGTTCCACTTGCTCCTCTTGCTTGAATATAAAGAGTTGTGTTTATACTTGCAACTCCATAAAGATTGAATGTTCCATTCGATGAAACCTCTTGTGTTGTGCCACCAGCACCAAAAACAACAAGAATGCCACCTTTTACGTAATTAGATATTGTAAATGTAACCTTATATTTTTTCCCAATTTCAACAACACTTGACTGTGTTATATTAGTTCCGTTAGGTGTTTCTGAATAATTTAAAGTTCCGTTTGATATAGTAACTCCGTTTGCGTTAACTCCGTTCCAATTACTGCTACTTGCAAAATCTCCATTAGTTACTAATTCCGTTGTGCTAACTACTGAAGCAACCTCAATCAACCCCTCACTATTTAAACGCGTTCCGCTTGATGCACGAGAGAAATCAAAGTCGCCTATGTTTGTAATTTCTTTGACAGATACGTTGTCTATTGAGCCAACAAAAGCATAACTTGCTCTGATATATAGATTATCTGATGTTGGTGTAATTTGCTCTGTGAAAGTGCCATTGCCAACATTTTGGGTATAGTCATTTCCATTAGCTGAAGCACCTATGCCACCGCTACCGCCATAATTACTGACAGTAAATACAACTTGTATTTTTTTTCCGCTTATACCACTAATTACTTGTGAGATATTAGATGTTGCGTTTGCAGTTCTATTTGCAGTACCTCCGCTTATTGTCCAATTAGCCCCTTTATTCCAATCTGAATCAGTATTAAAATCTCCATTTGTAACTAACTCACTCCCATACGTTGGAGTAGGTTTTACCGAGTATAGTTTTCCGTTTTTATATCCGCTTGGGATTTGGATTAAACTTGCTTTGTCTAATATGCTCATTTGATTCTATTTAAATTATTAATTGCACAACTTTGATTCTCAACCACACCACCATCAGCTAACACTCTTAATTTGTATGCCTCAAAAAGAATTTGACCAATTGTGTCAAATGCTTTTATTGCACTATATTGAACGCCAAACCCAATCATTAAAGTTTGATCAATAATACAGATCCACTTGCAACATTTACAGTCTTAAATGGTCGTTCACTCGATGGAGCAATCACCATCCCTTTGGTCAATGTCTTTCCAGTCAATCCCCATTCCGAAAGAATGTTATTGTCTAAAACATCAGTTAATGCAGTAAAAACTACATCATCATTAACCACTAAAAATCTATAATTTGTTTCAACAGTTCCAGTCACAACCGCACCATTGTCTGCATACTTTCCGCCTTTTAAAGCAACTAATTCCTCTATTGTCATTTTTTAAATACTTTGTCTAACACTATACTCCATGATTACCCTCGCACATTGCGAAGTTGAATCAAACATTATTTCTTGATTGGACAAATAAATTTGCTGAATTGTTTTCCCACCACTAACACCTTTGTAACGATTTAAAATTAAATCAATTTGGTCAGCAATATTTGATGCTTCAGCAAATCCACCATTTCCATCTTTGACTTTACTTGCAAAAATGTTTATTTCAACATCGTGATTTATTATTGAGTATCCATCCTTAAAGTTTTCAGGAGTGGATTGTTCGGTTATAATAACACGCGGAAATAAATTTTCTTGTGCTGCAAGTCCATAGTTCAATTGCTCAACGATACTTGTTATTGATGTAACATTTAACAGTTGATAAATAGCACCTCCAATCATTTATGCAAATTTGTACTATCAATCAAATTTATTAGTGTAAACTTTTTTACTTTGTTTAGCAGTTTTTGATGCGTTGCATGATCTGCACAATGCTTGGAAGTTGTTTTCATCCCATTTATCACCACCATCAGAAACTGGAACAATGTGGTCAGTGTAGTATGATGATTGATGACAATCCACAACCTCACACACTGGATGTTGCATCTTATATGCAAGTGATAATTTTCGCCAACGTGATGTGTTGTAGAATTTTAAATCTGCTTGGTCCTTCAACCAATTCTTTTTTTTCTTTGGTTTATCATCTTTAAATGAATAAACTTTGTGTGGCATTCTTGGCATTATTCAGGATGGTGTGTGTTGCCTTGCAAACGATGATAATCACCATTGTCATCACGCCAATAAATATAAGAACCAAAAAACATAAATTCACCATTCTTGAAATAGTCACCACCACCTTCTGATGTTGGCGGTGCTGCATTGCCTTTCATTTGGAATAAGTCTGCACGTACTTTGTTTGATTCCGTTACTTCACCTTTTTTGAAAACTGGAATATCACCTTCACTTATTGGATAGGTTGTTTCCTTTTGAACAACTGGAATAAATGTTGCATTTGGAAGAACATCAGCAGTGACTTCAAAAAAGTCCGTTTCATTGTTATTGTTGCCATTAATAACGCTTAAAATATCACCTTGATAAATTCTATCACCATTATAAGCTGGAATGTTTATTTGCTGAACAACGTGTGAATCAGGAAAAAATGTTTCAATGTAATCTTCACCTTCAAACACACCACCATCTGCAACAATACGATTCACTTGAAATTCAGTGTATGTGACTGATGAATCTTGCATTGGTGTAAGTTGTTTAATCCCTTCGTAAATATCTTTAAGATTCTTTTTAACCTCACCATTGTCCGATGATATATCGTTTGGATCAATGATGTCTTTGATTCTGTCCATTGCAATGTCTGTTCTTGCTGCAATAACTTCAAACCATTCACCACTTACTTCATCCATTTCATAATCACGTGTGCAACCGCTAAACACATACAC